CGTACACGTGCGAACCTCAAAGCTGGATTCCACTATACGAACCCTGATCAAATTGTTATGTACAACGTTTGTTTCGACTAATCGTTAACGACAATTTAAAAACATACGGGGCGGCCATAAAACTCCGCCCTTTTTTATAACCTTAAAAATTTTATACGATGGCTTGTGCTACTCTCGAGGAAATCCTCAAATCATGCGACAACAATAGTGGGGGGATTTATAGCCTACTCATTAACCAACAAGCCAATATTACGGAAGTTGACACGGACGAAACAGGTACAAACTGGATCGTAACCGACATTACACACACCACGCCGTTTATTGCTCTAGAGTTCAAACGCAATACTAGTAACTACACCGAAGACGGAACTATCGACTTAGTAAACGGGTCTTCTTACGTTACTCAAACTATTAACTTAATGTTTCACCGACGCGACCAAGAAAAAAGCCGCGCTATTAAAGTCTTAGGCTCAGGCCAGCAGTACTTAGCAGCGGTTGTAGGTGACGCAAACGGCAAATATTGGTATTTCCCATACTTGCAAGTTTCAGCTTACGGCGAAGGTTCGGGAACTACCCGTGCAGACGGCTCGAAGTATTCCCTTACTTTGGTTGCTGAAAACGAAACTTTGGCTTACGAAGTAGACGCTGACATTATCGCGAGCTTACTAGTTTAATTCTTACGTTTCATAGAATAGTTAGCCCCCTCATTGAAGGGGGTTTTCTATTTGAACAAGTCCGTAATCTAATTTAATATTGTTATGGTTTACATTCAAAAGGACGAAGTCAACACCTTTGCTTTAACGCTTACGGAAGTTACTACAATCGTAGACCCTTATTATTTGTTCGTGTTTGAGGGTGAATTTAACACCGCTACCGAGCCTGTTTACTGGGTTGGTGCTGACACGTCTAGTTTTCCAAATAGATACAACCTATTCACCTTAGAAGAAGGCGTAGACCTTACGCTTATTCGCGGGCAATATACTTACAAGGTTTACGAAAGCGTGGACCCTATTATAGTAGACGAAAACACGAATACAAACGGACTTAATTTAATAGAAGAAGGGCGCCTAGTAGTTGCGGGCGGTTCTATTTCTAGTATATACGACTAATAAAATGGGAATTTTCGATAGATTCAAACAAGCAAAACCCGAAGTAGTAGAAGGCTACCAAAGCTTTTCAACTCCTTTTGGTAAAATAGGACGCGGTGACTTGTCGCTACCTTACGTTAACGGACGTTACCAAGTTTCTGGCTACGTTCCTTTCGGACAAGACAACCTTTACCCCGAAATTCTAAACCAAATTTACTATACTTCGCCTTTACACGGGGCTATTGTAGACTTTAAGGTTAACGCAACTATCGGAGCTGGGTACGAATTAAAGACGGACAAACTTTCGCCTCAGGAACTTCTAGACCTATACACTTGGGAAAAGAAAATGAAGCTAGCTAAGTCTGTTAAAGCCGTTACTAAACAACTAGTAATGCACAACCGCGTTTATTTTAAGCTACATTTTGACGAAAAAGGTAAGCTTCATAAAATCGAAAACGTAAGCCCTGAAAAAGTACGCGTAAACAATACAAAAACAATGTATTCACTTTGCGACGACTGGGCTTCTAGAATAGACGTAGAAGAAGTAAAGCCATACCACCCACTAAATAGCGACAAATGTCAGCTATATAGCTACGAATTGCCTAGCATCGGACAAGACTACTACCCGCTACCGCAGTATTCAAGTGCTTTGAACTTCGCCTTTTTGTCGGGTGAACTTTCGTACTTCGCAAAATCAAACATTCAGAATAGTATCTTCCCAGCTTTCGCTATGATGTTCCCTAAACGTCCGCAAAGCGAAGAAGAAAAGAAGGTGCTACGTGACACTATCGACCGCATGAAAGGAGCGCAGAATGCGGGTAAGGGTGTAGCCTTCTTTGCAAATAGTCCTGATCAATTACCGAAAATCGAAAGCATTCCTACAAACCAAAACGACAAACTATTTCAAGAAGCTAGCGGGTTAAACACCGAGCAAATTTGTTTTGCCCATACAATCGACCCTATCTTAATGGGGGTTCGTACTACAGGAAGTTTAGGTAACGGCGCTGACATTAAACAAGCTTACGTAATATTTGAAAAGAACGTCGTTATTCCGTTGCGCGAACAGGTTACCGAAATCTTTAGCGAACTACTTAATATTGCTAGACTAAAGGCAGACTTTACTATTAAGAACTTCCAAATCATTAACGAAACAATCGTCGAAGTAGAAGGCGACGCTAGTAAAACACAGGACGCGCTGAACGCTATGAGTCCGCTTGTAGCTACTAAGGTACTTGCGACAATGACAACTAACGAAGTCCGCGCCCTTGCAAGCCTTGCACCTATCGAAGGTGGCGACGTAATACCAAGCCAACAACCCGAAGCGATATGATTTACTTTATTACTGAAACCTACTTAAAGACGAACACGCCTATTACTGCTAACGTAGACGTAACAGACGTAACGCCGTACATAGCTACACAAAGCGACCTCAGAGTTCAGCCAATTCTAGGAACTACGTTTTACAAGTATATGCTTAACGCGTACAATACTCAGACCTTAACACCTGACGAAGAAACGCTAGTAGAATTTATTCAACCTGTAGTGGCGTGGCGTAGTGCTGAGGATTCCGTCTTTGGCTTGTCTTACCAACTTAAAAACAAAGGTCTTCAAACACAATTCGGCGACTATTCGGGTAGCGTTTCACGTACTGAGGTTGCCTTTGGTATGGAACACTATGCACAAAAAGCTAGTTTCTACGAACAACGTTTGATTAAATACCTACTAGCTAACAAAAACCTTTACCCGCAGTTTACTAGTCTTACAAATAAAGACACCGACTTACGCCCACAAATAGAAGCGTGTGACTGCACGGGTACTTGTTGGGGACGTTGTGGCCAGCGCTACAATGACAACGGCTATAATAACGCTATAATGGTTTTCTAATGAGTACAAAACTACAAGCGTTTATATTTGCGTTACTATCTATTCTGGCGCCAGTTAAACCGCTAGTTTTTATTGCTGTTTTAGCTATTATTTTAGACACGTGTTTCGGTATTTGGCGAAGTGTTAAAAAGTCTGGCTGGACTTCTATACGTTCAAGACGTTTAAGCCATACAATTAGCAAAAGCCTTCTTTATTCTGGCGCTATTGTATTTATATTCCTTTTAGAAAAGTTTGTAGTCGCTGATATTCTAGGCCACTTTATAGCTATTGATTTAGTGTTAACGAAAATGTTTACTTTCTTCTGTGTTTTTACAGAAATCAAAAGCATAAACGAAAGCTATTTTTCTGTTACTGGTGTAAACGTTTGGGACAAGTTCCTAAAGTTTGTACGTCGTAGCAAAGAGCAACTAGAAGACTTAAAATAACTGACGGTGCAAGTTATTGGTTGAGTAAACCGATTGAACCGAAAAGCCCCCGTCTAAAGTTGGCGGGGTTATTTACTTAATTAAGGTGTAAAACACTTAAAATGTCCAGTAAAACGGACAAAAAACTGGACAAATGGTAAGACCCTACACAGACAAAGAACTGCTAGAAAAGGTTAAGAGCCTTTCGTCTTTTAAAAGTATTCCGTCTGGCTATTGGTTACTTGGTGTTCGTTCTAAAGAAGACAACCCGAACGCATTCGACGACAAAATTTACCTATTTAAAGGCAGTCAATTTATCGAGGTTACTAGCGCCACTACAAACGCTGGAACGCCTACCTTAAAGCAATTTGAAAAGGTTAATAAGAAAGGCGCAGCGGTCCTTAAGTCTGAACAATGGTATTACGACGTTTGGAAATACGGAAAACATAACGGCAAAGTCGACGCGTTACTGCAACTTGGCGCACCTGTTCAAGTCTACAGAGACACCGACAAAGATACTTCGAGCGAAGAACAAGGCATTTTAGACACGGGCTATTTCGGTATTAACTTTCACCCAAACACGTACGACTTAAGTAGGCCTACTAGTAATATAGTCGGTTGGTGGTCGGCGGGTTGCCAAGTAGTAAACAACGTCACCAAGTATAAAACTATTATTCGTTTAGTTAAACCTCAGAAATATGTCACGTATTGCCTCATTAATGAATTTTAAGGTATTAGTTTTAATACTTATTCTTAGTTCGTGTTCAGCTAACTACCATTTGCGCCGTGCAATTAAAAAGGGTTACCGATGCGACGAAATAGCGGACACAATCCGAATAACTTCTGTCGACTCAATTCCGTACGTTTTAAACGACTCTATATACTTTGAAAGGGTATTAGTCCAAAAAGATACAATCGTGCGTTACAAGCGTTCTTTCGTGCCTAAAACGAGGTTAGAAACACGTATTGAATACAAACTAAAACGCGATACGCTTAAAATGATAGAAAAAGTTGAGGTCGTCAAATGGAAAACCGCGAAACGTGAAAGTGCAAAGCCTAATATTTTATTGTTAGTTTTGGGTTTTGTAATAGGAATGTTCACGACTTACCTGTTACGTAACTTTAAAACAATTCTATGAGTAAAATAAGACCTAGAATAACCCTAGAAGAGTTCGAAATAGTGGCTCAGTACAGGGCAATTAAAAACCAAGCGAATATTTTAGGACTTGACGACAAAGACGTTAAGCATGGCTGGCTCAAAAATAAAGACGCTAGCCTTTTTTTTAAGAACCCAAATTTCGGTAATGAGTTCGACGTTAATAAAGTCGACTTCGAAAAGTTGTTTACTGACGTTCCTAAGATTGAAGTAACTAAGGTTAAAAAGAAGGACTATAAAGGCGAGTTTGACAAACTAGTATTTACTGACGTACACGTAGGAATGGACGCCAGCGACAAAGGACGTAATATGTACGAAACAGAATGGGACAAAACTATACTTTTCTACAGACTTACTGAAATGGTGAACTTCACCCTAGCCAAACAAGAAAGTAAGGTACTTTATATTTCGGATCTAGGCGACTTTCTAGACGGGTTTAATGGTAACACTACTAGGGGTGGCCATTCGTTGCCTCAGAACATGAGTAATCAGGAAGCGTTCGACGTGGCCTTTATGTTTAAGGTTCGTCTTTTAGAAGCTCTAGCCCCACACTATGAACTTATAGTAATGCGTAACGTCTGTAACGACAACCATGCGGGCGACTTTGCGTACTTCGTGAACCAAGCCGTTAAGTCCTACATAAACACGAAACTAAAAAACGTTCAAATAATTAACCAAACGTCGTTCATAGACTGGGAACTAGTCGGTAATTACTGCTTTGTTTCTACTCATGGTAAGGACACACACAATTTAAAACACGGCTTTAAGGCTAAAATAGACCCGAACCAAGTAAATAAGATAGTAGGCTATTTAAACACCCAACAACTTCTTAATAAAGGCTACGAAATTATTTTCGAAAAGGGAGACTCACACCTATATTTATTTGACTCAGCAACTAGCGACGTATTTAAATACTACAATTACCCAGCGTTTAGCCCGTCTTCTAATTGGGTAGCTACAAACTTTCAGCTAGGACGTTCGGGGTTTATTCATTTTAACTATGGGTTATTAACAAAGTCAATTAACGAATACTTTTTTAAATAACTTTACGCTATTCATTCATAGTCTTGTTTTGAAGCCATTCCTTCGGGGGTGGCTTTTTTGTTTTGTCAACTTTTAGGTTAAAAATAATTTACTATTTGTCCACTTTATAGTTGAAAAAACTGGACATAATCGGTAATTAACCGACTTTATAGTGTTTACTTACCAATCTTATGTAAACAAAACGCCAAAATCTATACACGACAGATGCCTTATGTATAAAATAAGGGTAAAACCTGACAAATGTTGCCACAAAATCAGGGTAAAACCTTAAACACCAAAAAAAAGTTTGAGTCTGTAACCCTTGTAAATACTACAAATCTAAAAAAATGTGAAAAAAAATTGTTAAAAAGTTTGGTAGGTTGCAAATAGTATATATATTTGCATATAACCAATTAACAAAAACGCTATGAAAGCACAAGATTTAAAAATAGGAGACACTTTTAAAAAACAAGGTTTCAAGTTTACGGTAAAAAACATTGAGCCAGAAACATTAAAAAACGGAACTGCTTCTTTACTTGTTTCTTGTACAATGAACGAAAGTAAAATAGTAGATAGCTTTTTTCATTTTAAATTAGACACTAAAATAAAATAATTAAAAAGAAAAATCCCACAGTATTCGTACAGGGTTGACGGCTCGGAAAGACGAGCATCTTTTAAACATTTAAACAAACGCTATGAAAACAACAGAAATCATTCAATTTATTCAAGCTCGTGAGCGTCAGCTTTGGGAAGAGTACTTAGAAGCACGAGATGCAAACGGCAATCTGCACGCAGTCACTAAAAGACACTATGCAGTTTGGCAAGAAGTAAACGAATTAATTAACCACATAACTAACAAATAATGAAAGCAATCATCCAAGAGTGGAGAGAACTCCCTGACTA